TCCTGCGGTAATTAAATCCGCTTCCAAAACGGTTAATTGATCAGATACTACATAATCATAACCGGGGTATGCCACAGAAACTGTAAATGCGGTACCACTATTGGATACAACTAAATCTACTAAAGCTTGCTTACCATTACCAAAAGTAGCAGTAGGTAAATCATTATATACACCATCCACAGCGTTAGTAGGAGTAGCCCCAGTTGAGCCCAAAGTTAAAATATTTCCAGATCCTCTAAGTAGCACAACATGCGTAAAATATATAGGTGTAGCACTATTATCGTGGTCAAAAATAGCTGCTTTTCTTGTTAAACTAACTCCTAAATCCGTGTAATTACTAAGGTCTGAACTTGAATACCCTATAATTTGACGATAATAACCTCCAGAGCCTTCTGTAACCTCGGCAGTTAAAAACGTAGAATCTACAGTTGTTCCTGGGGTATAAGTAGTACCAGAACTATCAATTAAAGCTACCTCAAAATACTTATCAACATAAGCACTAGTCATTTGCGTCGTAATCTCTGTAGAGCTAATTTTAGCTGCAATAGACATTTAAATTCACGGCTATAAGACTGTTCTAGTATTCCAAGAAAAATTAACCAAATAAAGACGTTTGCAATACATTCGCACCTACAGTTAAAAGTATGTTGTCTGCTGATATAGGTATTCCTCCTGCACCCTCAACTGCTATCAAACCTCCAGGTTGTACAATTTGCCCTGATGTTAAACAATAAATGGTATGCTCAGCATTCGGATTTAAATCAATAATTTGTATTCGGGCAATAATAGAAATTTCAGCTTCATCTATTGAGGCTAATTCTGCTTGTAGCCCTATTTCAATTTTAATTTCTAATACTATGCTGCCACTTTCTAGAATATTCGCACCCAATATACTAGGTGGAGTGCTTATACCAGGAACTCCTGGTGTTCCTGCAGGATCCTCAGGATGTACTGGGCGTACATGACTACCTGTAGTATTATCACCAGGAAAATATGTGAACGAAGAAGCAACATTACCTAAAAATACTGCCTTAAAAGTTACAACTGAAGAATCTTTATCTATAGCCCAGCTACCAGCATCTAAACAAGCTAAGAAAGCTTCATTAGCTATAGGATCGTAATAATAAAAAGGTACTCCTGGTACCCAATTACTCACAATTTCTTCCCTAAGATTTTCAGATAAATTTAAACCAAAAGTATTACCTTTAATCCATAAAATTAGATATTGTTTATATTTTTCAACGACCTGTAAAATCTTCTCCCGTTGTACTTGTATAGGGTCATTCTCATAAAAAGATAGAACATCAATAGGTAACTGCTCCTGCACTACAAATTCTTGAGATTCTGAAGGCGGAGTAATATACGTATTAGCAATAATAGGCGTTAATGATACTTCCTCTGTAGTCTCTAATTGAGCCCCTCCTGTATTCCTTTCAGGAGCATCGGGATTAATACTTAAAGTACTACTAGTTCTAATTTGTACCGTTTTAATTCCTTGTGTTGCATCTAAATCGAGGTAACTTTTAATGCCGATCCCTTCAGAAGCAACACTTGCATAACTAGTAGTAGTCTGTCGAGTACCATTATTAAAGTACTCATAATCATCAATTTGCTTACTATCTAAATAATACTCCCCACTTTCCATACGTGCTTCAAATGCTCCTCCTTCCCAAGGTCGTTTCACTAAAGTTCCTTCGGCATCTTCTTCAGTGGTAGAGCGCCAATCAGTAGGTTGTGCAGCATACCCTATATTCTGATAATTTTCAGTAACAGTTTGTTTAACCGAGCCGTCTGCATTATAAGTATATGTTGTTATAGATTTACCTTGGAAAATATTTCTATCCCCAGTGGCTCGGCAGCTACCTGTTAAATTACAACGACTAGAAAAACTAGCTACGCAGTATGCATATTTATCTGTATAATATTGAGAATTAACCTCTAATGCAGGCCCATATGAAACTTGCTCAACTTCAGAAAGTTGCCCACCTACTCCATAATATCTACTAATTTGTGTATTAGTTTTAGTAACATATAAGTATTCAGTGTAATCTTCAGCTACAAAACCTTCAGTACAAGAGTCAAAATTTGAACCATTATTACCATCAGGTTGCGTAGGATTATTACCACAATCTCCAGAACCATAATTATTTTCTACAGCAAAAGCACCAGAAATACCTAACCCAGCAACTCCTGAAGATGGTGGAATTCTGGTGTAAATTTTCATGGGGAATCGTATGTAATAATTTGTAGTAGTTTCATCTATTTGAATATTTTCAAATGAACCCCCTTCAGTAGTAGGTAAACTATAATTTATAGCTAAAGCATCAGGTAAAGGCTCTGTGGTACTTATAGGAGAAGCCGCTAATAACGTAGTTCCTAAGACACTAACCCATTTTGCCGCATTTTGACCTGAAAGTTCTGCACCATATTCTAAAGAATTTATAAAAAAAGAGCGTTGTATTAAAGAACCATTTTTATTTTGATATAAAATTTTGCCTTCTAGAGCTAAGACTGCCGATATATTATTAAAAGTCTGCAATTCGGGGCTTAAAGGAACTGATATATACTGTAATAAACTAGATACATCATTTTCAGTACTAAGTTCTAATAGAGCTAATTTGCACCCTACTTCAATAGTAAGTGTATCATTTTCTGGGTTATAAGAATTGGTAATTACATATAAATAACCCCGAGGGTGGCGCACAATAGTCCCATCATCTTTTTGTAAGTCAATTGTGACTAAATTACCACGTAAGAAAATTTTACGTCTGTACTCATTAAGTAAATTAAAATTGGAAGACCACGTTAAAGTTATACTACCTTTTGTAGAAATAATACCCCTACGATCAGCACTAGAATCTGCACATTGAAAACTAATAAAGGAATCAGTAAAATCGGTGCCGGCAATCGTAATAGCAGCAAATTTTAAACCGTTAGAAATATAAGCCACATTAAACCTCCGTTAAACCAATAGAAGTAACCCAGTACCCAATACCAAATTTATTAAAAACAGGAGGTGTAGTTATAGCTGCATCAGTATCTACAGTAGCACCAAAAGTATCGTCTAAAATACCCACAACAGCATTGTATCCATCAGCTCTATCTTCATTCCATGCCCTGAATAAAGAATCTAAAGTTTGTGCATCTGCGTCATTTAATACGCTAGAAATAGCCCATATGCGTTTATCAGGATGTGCTGGGCCTCCATAACTAAGAGTACCTTTAGCTGTTAAATTATATTGACTAGCCCCTGAATAAGTCCGAGGTAAACTATCATTATCAAATAACTGAAAGGATACATTATAAGTTGTTGAGGTACCTTCCTTAGTATATGCTATACTGATAGTAGACATCGGCTTTAAAATCCTGTCGTAGGATGCCTATTCTTTGTCTTCAATTAATGACTGAAAGTGTTGAATAATATGAGGCTCATTCATAAATAAATACTGATGCCTATTATTTTTAACAGCTGTCCGTAACCGGCTATCAGTATTGACTAAATGTTTAAAAAGACTTTCATAAACTTCAAATAGATAAGTCATTGCTTCTTCTGATATGTCTTCAGAATTACGTGCGGCATATTGCAAAGCCATACGTAAATACACAAAATAAACTTCTTGTTTATCTAAAGGTAAATTCTGCCAGTTTTCTATAGGGCATTTTTGTCCTGTGGTCTGTCTAGCAGATAGCATATCTAATAACATATTTGCTTCATCTTTTGGGTCGCCGAAAGAAAGCATAACTTTAGTGATTTTGTGGATTATACTTCCTATTATTGACGACGCATACGACGTTGACGTACCAGATTAACTAGTATGTCACTTGCAGCTTGCGTGGGATTATCTGATTGAATAGTAACATTATTAATAATGTTATCCCCAACAGTCTTGCTACGTGAGTAGGTAGAACTAATGCTGCCCATAGAAACACCCGCTTTAGGTGTCCTAATGGCATTTAAGTTAATACCTCCCTTAGGGATATCTAACTGGGCAGCTAAGTGGGCAGGAATAATGGTACCAGTAGCCGGGGCTTTCCATTGACCCCATGCAGGTGCATTAATCATGCTGAGACGACCAGAGGCACTAAGGAAAGCTTCTTGACCTAATTCATTAACAGTATAGGTAGTACCACCAGTAACAGGGCCACCAGCAAATTCATTTTTTCCTATATTAGGAATCTGAAGTTTATACGTACTAGCTTTACGTAAGGCACTTTCGATCCTTTCGGCAGCATTCGCTACATTCCCTATCTTTGGTTGAGTGTCATCCAACGCTTTGTTTAAATCCCCAGTAGCTTTAGCTGATTGTTTTGCTGCTTCTAATCTACTCTGTTCTAATTTTAAGACAGCATCTGCTTTTTGAAATTGATTATCTTTTTGCTTTATTTGTTCATTTAAAGCTTTAATTTGCTCATCATAGTTTTTTTTGGTCTGATCTAATTTTTTATTTAAATCCTCTATTGCAGCTTTATGACGATTCTCTTCTTCTGTTTTCTCTTTTTGTTTATCTGCAATTTTTTTCTCTAGTGCCTCTTCTTCTTGTTTTTGCTTCAATCGAATTTCTGCTATTTTTTCACTTCTAACTAATTGATCATAACTAGCTTGTGCCTCTAGACGTTCTTTTTCTGTAAGTTTTGCGTTATTAGCCTTAGCTAGTAACTCTTGTTTACGTAATTGTAGAAGACGTTCTTCAGCAGGCGTCTTAGCCTCTAACGCAGCAATCTCCGCAGCATAACGATCTTTTATCTCGTCTTTCTGCTTTTTAAGTGCTTCTAATTGCTCATTTAATTGAGCCATCCGACCACTATGATATGTATCTTCGGCACTCTTAGCATCCTCTAAACCTTGGATACGGACATCTTTTTCTCCTTTTAATTTTTCAATACGCTCTTCTAAATTAGCTTTTTCAATACCCCAAAGTATCTTTGCTTCGTTTAATTCTGCTTTACGTGCATCTAAAGCTCGTTGAGTAGCAGCAATTTGTTGATCTAAAGTTTGAACTACTTTTTTATTCTCATTATTGTATTCTTTTACGTACTGTTGTAAAGCAGGAAATTTACCAAAGTTATCAGCAAACCAATTTCTAGTAGCGTTAAATAAGTCATTGATAGTTGTTTTACCTTCAATAAAAGGTTTCACCCAAGGCGCCTGAGCAAATATTTCTCCTAATCCTATTATTTCACCAAATTTAGCAGCAAGAAACACAAGAATTCGGGCAGCTCCTTTTAAAAGAAATACTATAATTTCTATAGTAGTAACAAAAATTTTTATAGCCTGAGCGATTATTAAAACAGCTCCATAGATAGCACCGCCTAAAAGGTTGCCGATTAGTGCTAAGGCTTCTTTAAAACCGTCACTTTTAATAAGTAGATCAGCAAAAAATTGCGAGATGTAAAGACCAATCGACTGGAATAATTGTCCAGTTTCACTAAAAGCTTCGTTAAGTTGATCAATACTGATTGTATTTATAGTACCTTTAATATTTTCAATTTGCGCTGGATTTAAATCATCAAGACGTGATTGTAAATCCCCAATGCTACCCTCTAATTCTTTAATAGCCTCTTGCGATATAGCAATAAAAGCCTCTCGGAACAATTCAGCAGTAATCGCTCCAGAACTCATAGCACCTTCAAAATCTGTAATGCCATATTTAGCGGCAGCATAATTAGCAATTTGTGCCCTTAAAGCACCATCAATTTCAGCAAATTGTTGATTTAATTCCTCACCTTGAAGTTTGCCTTTACCCATAACCTGAGCAAATGCTTCAATATATCGATTAGATTGATCTGTATTTAAACCAAGAGCCGTCATCCTTGCAGATAACGCTTGGATAGTACCACTAACATCCGAAATAGTACCACCATTAGCAGTAATAGTAGGTGTTAGACGTTTATAGGCTTTTTCAACAGATTCTAGGGAAACACCAAAAGATAACGAAATAGCCTTAGCATCATTTAATGCTTGAGCAGCATCATCTACACTAAGACCAAAAGTTTTAAAAGCTAGTTGAATTTGAGAAACTTGAGTAGCTCGTTGTACAAAAATCTGAATAGATTGATTAATTTGTCCTATAAGTTGTATAACAGTAGCTACAGCCGCTCCAATAGCATTAAATTTACCAATACCTTTAAGAAGACCATCAAAACTTGGTAAAGTGACACCAGCAAAAGTAATGCGGCTAGCCTCACGTAATTTTCTTGAGGCCTCGTCTACCTTAGCGTTTGCTTCACTCCATTTATTTGTTATAACACGTATAGAACGACCAGAAGCATCTACACCATCTTTATATTTAGCAATAGCATTTCTTGCCTGCACTAAATTAGATAAAGTTTGCTTAAGATTAGTTAAAGAGCCCTCTTCTGTCTTAAGAATTTGCTTCCTTTGTTTGTCAATTTTATCCCACTCACTTCGTAAAACTTTGGTAGTTTTTTCTAACTCCCCAGTACGCGCATTAAGCTTAAGTTCAACAACAGTTTCTTTAGTACCACCCAATATTTTGTTAATCTGATCTTTAGCTTTTTCAGAACCATCTATAGCTTCCGTAAATAAAGTCTGAAAGTCTCTATTAGCCGTAGAAACATCAGCCTTAACCCTGACTAAAATATCTTCGGACTTAGCCATTTAAAGCGTAACATGCTTATTTAGGATACCACTAAAAAGCCCCCAATTACGGGGGCCTAGTTATTCAATTGTTAGTTATTATCAGGTACCAGTGTTCTCGTCCAGCTCAACGCGATACGGACCATAACCCACCAGTTCCATCTCCCAGGACACGATAGAGCCGGCCTCGATGCTTTCCGAGTAGCCGCTGAGGGTACCATAGCCGTACACCGTTTCAACGGTGCCCGTAGGGCCCACACGGGCGAACTTAACCCGCAGGCTATCGGCCACAGTGTTCTGCTCCACCAGACGGATGATCTGATAACCAGCGTCTTTGAAGTCAGCCACACCGGCTAAACCAACAGTCCAGCTCTTACCAGTAGCAATCGACTGGGCGAAACCTAAGCTGGTGTCGTCATAAGTCACCACGTCCTCGGAGTCGGTATCCGTCTCCAGAGAAGCATTGGTCAGACCAAGCAGCTTCACCGGCTTCATAGTGCCATCAGTAGGCTCTGCAGCAGGCGTAGCACCTAAGGAGAACACACCACTAGCGTAGGTGATCTTCTCGTTAGCAGGAACCAGTGAAGTGGTGTTGATAAAATAGGTAGCACCAGCACCCACGCCACCAGTTACACCAGTGAAGGTAGTATCAACAGAAGAAGAGGCTAACGGCACAATATAGGTGGTATAGCCAAAAGCAGAACTAAAATTTGCCATCGGATTGATTAGCTAGGTAGAAGCCCTAGTACGAAACGACAAGGAATTCGGCAGGGTAGGCCCCTACCTACTATCCTAGTTTGCCAATTAAATTTGGTATCCTACAAATTACCCCAAAATTGGGCAGTCACTAGGTATACGCACCTGCGTCTGAAAAGCCACGCCTAAATTAGTACCAGTAGCAAAAACATCCACAGAAGTAGCTAATGGGAATAATTCACCGATCCTAGTGAGAGCTGCCGTAACATCAGCCCCAGTAGCCGGCTCCCATACAATTAAAAATATCTTCCATAAATAAGTAACATCCACAGCATCAGTAAGGTACTTTTTAGTGCTCATATCCCCAACATCATGGATAACTACCTCTACTCCAGTCTGTTTAGAAACTGCTGGTAGATCAGAACCAGGAGTAACAATACTAATACTGGGAGCAGTACCACCTGATTTAAAAGTATAAGTACCAACTTCAGCCATAAAAGTAGCATCATTAGTTAATGTAGTATAAATTACTTCAGGACTAGAGGCTAAAGTTTGAGCCATTTTTCAGCTATTTTATACCTAACTAGGGTGCCTATCAGGTATACTATAACTAGAAAACCTTGGAGGTTTTATGCACTTACGTTCGCTTAATTTGTGTAAACACAAAATGAGCAACGGAGGTGTAACAGTCGTAAATCAATGAGTTCCTTCCTGAAGCCGATCCCTGAGACGGCTGATCAATTACTCTTTGATTTACAAGCCATGACTTCCTCAGAAGCTAAAAGGCAATGGCGAGCTGCCATAAAAGCTGCCTGGAAAAATTGTTGCGCTTACTGCGGTAAGCCACCAATTGATAATAAATCCTTAACAATTGATCACGTTAAACCTCGTATGCGTGGTGGGGAAGATCGCACCAGTAACTGCATCCCTGCTTGTCGAGATTGTAATCATCACAAAGGCTCCCACCACTGGTTAGCCTGGTACCGCATGCAACCTTTCTACTCCTTCTCCAAGGAGCTAAAAATTAAGCATTGGTTGCGTACAGGCGAAGTCCTGGAGGCTGAAACTTTAGACGATACCCTTTGGTTAGATTACATCTCTAACTATTTAACTAGCTGAAGAATTACATCTTCCTTAGCTATGACTTTAGTGTGTATATAAGGCACATTTAAATTAACTTTGCGGCCGCAAGGAGATTCCATCTGTAAAGTTTGGTTACTGGCTTCTTCTAGGGCAATTAACAGTCCTTTGTAGCCGTTGGTGACCTCAGTGGGAGCAATCAAAATAGCTGTGTCACACTTAAAACACAATAACTCAGGAGGCCTAGTGCTAGCTCTATAAACCAGATCTTTATAGCAGAATAACCCCCAAGCAGGAAATAGATTTCTGCTGATCAATTCCTTAACAGCAGCACCATATTGCGCCTCAGGTAAGTTCTTAGTTTCAATTGGTTGATAAAGATAAAACTGCTCAATAGTAGGTCGTTTATGTTTTTTCTTATCCATATTCATACTAGCTGTTAGTTGAGCAAGCATTGAAATAGGACGCTCATAAGCATGAAGCTCAAAAAGCCTTATCCTAGAAAAATTAGCATAGGCTTCTATTACATAATCAAATGGTAAATTCCAATACTTTTCTAAACTAAATTCCGGGTCCCCAGGGTAAAAACGCTTTAGCTCCCAATAATAACTCTGGAAATCAAAGCCGTCATCACCCTCCGTTACTTTTTTTCTAAGGCACTAACTTCTGTTTCTTTACTAGAAAACTCAGAATTAGCTTTAGAACTAATCAAACGCTCAGTGCTCTTGTTTTCCTCCTCTTCACATAACTTAGAAAGACCAGTAATAATAGTAGGGTGAATTTCTGATACATTATCAAGATCAAAATCAGAATTGATACGATGGATAATCATGCAAATAGCCCTTAAATATTCTTTCTTACTTTCATGCTGTACGGCTATTTGAGTAACTACATCTAAATCAGCGCTATAATTTTCTACAACTTTAGGGTAATTCTTATCCTTATTAGTATTACCACTTAAGGCATCCATAACAAGGACATGCGCTTTGTCTGCTGGAATGCGCAGATCACTAGATACCTTACGGATAACTTTCAACAAATGACTAGCAACTTCATCGTTGCCGGCCCCTTGTTGTAAAAATGTTTTTTCGGCTACACTAAGAAAACCACGACGTTCTATTTCAATAATACCGCTATCTTCATCGCCAATACGTTCTACAATAGGTTGTAACCTCGGTTGCACAACAAAAGGTAACCCAGCCATATAAATCAAGAAGTGGTGTTTTATAATACCTAAAGAAGCTCATTTAGATTTTTATTAAATAAAGAGGCAAAATCATAGGTTGCTAAGACAACATCTATCCAGGGCCTAGGAGAGATATACACAGGCTCAGCATCAGGGTTGCCGTAAGGGATAATATAGCCACCATACTGCATCAAAGCAGCATAAGGCACATTATATGAAATCTCCAAAGTACTGGCATTAATATTAATAGCTAAAGAATTTTTTAATCTTCCGGTTTTAACCAAATTAAAAGCAACAATACTGGCATCTAATTTACCCCGTAAATCAATAGCAGCTTCTCTTAATGTAGCATCCTTAGCTTGTTCTATTTTTGCGCTTAGCTCCTGTAAACCATCAGCATCAATTTCTAAATCTAGATTAAAAGGCCTAATAAGAACAGATGATTTGAAAGAGGTCTGCTCAAGTTGTTTGGTATCTTTTATTACTTGTTTAATTACACCATCTAATGCATCAGCAACATTACTATAATTAGCCATTAATTCAACACCTCAGCCCCCGTTAATTGTAACTCAACACCACCAATCTCAGCATACAGGATACTATCAATACCAGTACCCCCATAAACGCCCGTATTACGCTCTACAGTAGCCGTCATGGTGTCCTGGGTCCCGATGGCAAATTCAACCCGCGTGCCGGCCCTCAGGGCGTCATCTGCAGCGGTAATATTCGTCCAGGTCACCCCACTAAGATCCCCCCTCCAGTCAAACCCACTGGAAACCGTAGCCTTCTGTAGGTAAAAACCCCTGTAATAAAACTGGTCACCGCTTGCACCAGTCATCAGCTCGCCCCCAAGCTGGCTAGGCAGCGGCTGTTTGACACTACCCGAAGATACACCCTTATACTGTTGGCGTTTCATAAAACACCTAAACAAATATACCGGCCCTGCAGCTTCTACTAAATAACCATTTACTGTACTAACACCTCCCTTAGAGGTAACTCGTACCAGGGCATTTGCATACGGTAATAAAGGAGAGGCCATTACCCCAAAACCCTAGTAAATAAGCTATAATAGGGTACCATCCTAATTGTTCCAATGCCGAATAACACCGGCTACAATAAACATATTAGTTGTCATGTATGATAAAAATATAATAATTCTGATAAGACCTATAGTATCTGCATGAATTTCATTCGTATCTGCCTTTTCTCCTAAAGCCTTGGCTAAAACAACTAACTTAGGATGTAGCAGACGTTTCTGTTTTAATCTCATATTACTCTGGTGTATTGGCTAAAGCGCCATCGGGCTTTAGGCATAAAATTTTGGTGTCTATATCTAGTATACCACTTTATGTTATCTACCACTTGGTCTTACTAGCCCACCAAGCAGCCGATAGCTTACCTCTGGCTATATTCTTCGCGTGTCGCGCTTTAAACGACTGTCGCCGCGCAGCATATGACTTGGATTCACCTTTCTTCTTAGGGCTACCCTTAACACCCTGCTGCCCAAAACGAATAAGACGTACAGTATCACCTTCTTTCGCTAGAACAGCGTGCGACTTCTTAGCATGGCCAGGGGTCCTCTTGGGTTTATTATAACCCGCAAATTTTTCACCCCGATATTCAACAGCCATAAAATGAAAAAGTGCTATTCTAGGTTACCTGGAACCCTAGCGCAGTTGTTACCCTAAGATGTCCGATTCTATTATTAAAGTTAAAAAATCAGGCTTCTACCAAAATAAAACCAAACTAAACCTAGCAGGTAGTCATACATGGAATACCGTACAGTCCATTGCAGGTAAAAAAGTCTCCCTAGATGCCATAACAGGTAATTTTACGCGCCTTTGGACCATAGAAACAAAAGGTTTTGTCCTAGGAAACAAATTTTATGGTAGTAATCTAAGTGGCCTGGCAAAAGTTAATGTCGTGCCCTGGAAAAAAGATGGCCGTCTTAATAAACAATTTTATTCCCAGTTTGAAACCATAGTAAAACGCGCAGAAAAACGAGATATAGTCGTAGGTGTCTGCTTATTTGATAATGCCTGGACATCCTATATGGATAGAGGCTGGGAATTCCACCCTTTCAATGGCCTGGGACCTTCAGATCCCTCTGAAGTACACTCCAAAGGCCCTTGGAATACCTTCCAACGCGCCCATGTTAAAGAAATGGTTAAAACCCTAGAGCCCTATAATAACGTCATATTTGAAGTTGGTAATGAATTACATCGCAATTCTGTATCGTCATTCCAGAAAAACGTGGTTAAATGGGTTAAAAAGTTCACCGATAAACCCGTAGGGGTATCCTACGCTAGTCGCGTGAAACCATCAGCCGGCCGCACCCAGTCCTGGATAGCAAAAACCAACGCCGATTGGGCAGCCCCAGCAGGCGGTGAACGCATCCCCGGCTTCAAAGGCCATTACGTATTCGATACCGATCATGCAAGTGCATTACGCACCAACGTAGCCGGCTTGCAGGCTGCAAACCGTCGCGGCGACTCCCTCTGGTTAATGGATGGCCTAGGAGGTGATATCCTAAGAAATGCCTCTAATCTAGCCCCAGATAGAGCCTATATTAACTCCATCCTGTGAACTACTTGGCCCGTTTCTTACGGGCTTTCTTCTTTGCACTAGCAGCCTTAAAATCAGCCTTACTAGGAGCACCCTTAGCCCCAACAGGCCTCATCCTTTCCTTAGAACCCGCCGCAATGCGACGACGCTTCGCACGAATGTTCTCCCATAATCCCGGCCTCTTTTTAGCCATTTTTTTACCCGTGACAACATTTAAAGGCATCTCATAGTACCTATCTATCTAGACTACCTAGTAAAACTACCTACCGAGGCTACCTAGTATTAATCCCGTTGCCTCCAATCATCAGGCCGCTCCTGATGAAACCATTCAGCAATATCATCCACACTATTAAATCCACGTATACCTTTAGCATCATTCCCAATACCTCCAATATCAAGTTGGTTTAAAAAATCATCCATACTACCAGGCTCCATATCAGGATTCTCTGCCTTACGCCTGGCCTGCCTTAACATCGTAGCCGCATGCCTATTTACCTTAGCCAACTTCTCCGCCCATATCATATCACCTAATTGTACATCAGCCCCCACAATAATACACTTACATATATACTCTAGCTTTAATCGATAACTAGTGGATAACATAGCATCCTATACAACTCACCTATAATTCCAACACCCCTACGACTTACGCCCCTTAGATGCACTGGAACCCTTGGCCTTACCTTTCTTATACTTCTTTTTCTTCTCCTCCATAGCAAACTTACGAGCTACCTCAGGCTCCTGTGAATACAAATACCGACGTTGCTTACCAGATTTAAATGGCATCTTATGACCTAATTAACATAGTAGCACCCGTCTCACCTACCTTAGGCGTATACGGACAAAACTCAAAATACTTAATAACCTGTAGCCGTGCATCCATTATCTCATCATCAATACCACTGGAACCCTTAGTAACCTCCCAACTTAATACATCCGCCTTAACTAACACCTTCCCATCAACATCAGCTAAATCACTAGTCGTCTTAGCCGCCTTACCAGCCTCATATCGATCAACCGCCTCCAATACCTTCAATACAGCCCCACTAGATATCCCCTCTAATTGATTCATACACGTCCGTAATCCATTTATACCATACTCACTAAAAGCCATCCCCATGGCTTCTAATACCCTGAGATCATCACCCGCTGACCAGTTCCCACTAGTGTCTAAAACAGCCATCAGGTATAATGTAATATAAACCTAAATTAGTGTACCATAACCATGTTATTTGACCCACAACAACAAACAACCCTCGCAATAGCCCTAATAATTGCCATTAATTGTCGCTCCCAATTAGGTACTCACCAATTACTAAAACAAATCACAGCAATGGAGCCGAAAGTGGCGGCAAAATTTATTACTCGCATCTATGCACTATTGGGCAGTGACGCCAGAGGGTGGTTGGAGCAGGAATACCAGAAATTTTGACGCAAATTTAGAGGTTCCTGTCTGTGGCGCAGGCGCCCCCCACTTGACGGGTGGGGGTGCGTACCTTTTCGCAATTCAATAGGGGCTACCTTTCTATAGATGTACCAGCAAGGATCTACTGTTCGTATCATGATCGCGAACGGCCCGCTGGTCTTCACGAGCACGCTGCTCCTAGCACCTGCATCACTTGACATCCCCAGCTCTGTGCTGTAGACTAAAGAAAATTACGGGGCCCACCCCACCACCTCTCATGAACACCACCCTCCTCGGTATGCTGGCTCTGGCCACTACCCCTTTGCTAACCATAGCCCCTAGTGAGATGCAGACAGGAGCCTGTCTGCGTGGTGACAGACAGCAGTGCATCAGCTACCATCAACACCGCTGTGATAAAGGTAACCTCTTTAGCTGCAACCGCCTGGCTTTAATAAAAGAAAATTACTGAGCAGCAGCGTGAGCGCGAACGGCCCGCGGGTCTTCACGCTCATCCCGTTAACCTCCACCGGATGCTCCCCATGTCCCTCACCAAGAACTGGCTCCACGACTACAGCACTGCCCTGGATGATGCCTGGATGGCCCTTGAGGACGCCCTCGCTAAGGTCGAAGCCCTGGCGGATCTGGTCTGGATTGACGATGATACCATCCGCTATCCCGTCCCTGCTGCTGATGTCAATCTGTTACAGCGGCGCGTTCGGGCATTGAAGGACAGTGTGGCTGTGGTAGCATCGGCTCAAGAGCCAAGCAGGCTCGCCCCAGAGCTGCCCAAGATCAGCCTGAAAAAATCGTGAGCGCGAACGGCCCGCTGGTCTTCACGCTCACCACTCATTAGTAATACTTATCGGTCCCGCCCCATTGATCAGCATTGCTAATGTTAAGTAGTGTTACAATCTCGTTGACGGGGTGGGCAGATGCCCTATAATAAAGGCACGAGGGGAAGAGAACCCCTCACCACGGAGAACACCATGACCAACGCCATCTGGACCATCCTCACCGCCGACGTGCGGGACCTGCCCACCGCCTGGTACGGCGCCGGTTACCTGGTTGCCCAGGGCCGCCACGCCACTAACCGCCTGGACGGCATGGCCCACCTGCTGCGCCGCTGGTACGCTTGAACCATCAGGGGTCCTGATATCAGGGCCCCTTATCTATTCTCTTATGGGCTTATGCGTCTAGGCGCATAACCACTGTATGCTTCTACAATCATATGCGCATATGCGCATAACACTCTATCGTTATATCGGCAAACGTGACAGTGATAAGGGAACGCAGTCTATTTCTAAAGTGAGCGCGAACGGCCCGCTGGTCGATCACGCTCTCGCGGCGCTTCTACCTAGTCTGTCCCTGAGTCTAGGGTTGCCGCCAGGCAGCGTTCTAGGTGCTCCTGTAGCCGCTGGGCACGCTTCAGACTATCCCTTCCCATTGCCACCATACTCTCGCCGGCAAGCCGTTCCAAGTGATCAGGGCTCTGCTGCATCAGCCGGCCACGCCTGATCAGCCAGGCTGCAAACCACACCCATGCCAAGCGCTCCTCAGTCTGCTGCTTCATTGCTGGTTAGCATCCTCCAAAGGCTTCCAGATCCTAGCATAGAAAATCGTGAGCGCGAACGGCCCGCTGGTCGATCACGGTC